GGCGAAGAGCTCCGCATTGAATCGGGTATTAAACTCCTTGTGGTATTGAGGAGCTAACCATGCTCTGTAGGCAGCACGTTCGACGTTGATTCTTAACCAACTGCTTATAGACCCATCCAGCCTAGTGTAGTCTACAGCAGCTACGCTTGGTTGATTACGTGCCAAATCGCAGAGGGATTCAGCTATGCCTGGCGGGGAAGAGCCTGGCAAGTACCAAGAGTGTGCAGATAGGACTTCACGCTTGAACGGTCTTGTAAAGCAGGACAGATTCAATGTGTGTTCAACTGGAAGAGTTGAGATATTACGTGGATCGTTGGGATTGCTATACAATTCACGTTTCATGAAGGACTTTATCGCCACAAATGGCGTCATAATCATGGAGTAGTATGACGCATCTGCGCGCGACCGTTGCCGGGTACCATCCATAGCCAAATACGTTTCCTCCAGAGTGTCCGGAGCACCCGTACCCCGCAATCTTGCAGGGATGAGCAGCTCAACGAACTCTCTAGCATAGGTATGGTATTCAGCGTTTGGAACAATGGAGTTCCTCACGGCATTGATTCGATTCGCAACGGTTGCAACATCGTTGTTAAGCGAATCTACGGGAGCCACAGCAGGATTAGTGACTAACGGAATGGTCAAAGCACGGGCATATTGCATCCCGTCTTCATGGACTAGAGGATAAGTGGCTTGATAATGGATGTCATCAAGCACTCCAACATCTCTATTCACAATCGGTCCAGCAACACTAGCCAACGACGGCAGTGCTGCATATAACAACACTGCCGTGGTGGCTGCATCTGTATTACCAGGAACTTCCTGGTTATACATCCTCTCAAAGTCGGAATAAGAGAGTGGTTTGTTGGCTAACCGTATCTTGGTGGTCAACGCTTCGTATAGCTTCAGTGGAATTTGACAGCTAACTCGACCTTTCTTCAGCTGCACTGAGACAAAGGCATTGCCTTGTTCATCAGTGGAGGTGAAGCATCGGGCTTCAGAGGAGGATACGACTAAACGTTGCATCAGTATCCTACCTGAGAGCAAGCGATGCCATGGCCCGTACGTGATAGTAACGGGAACGATCAGGACTAGCCTACGACTAGGCTCCCATCCAAAGATCTTCCATGACGACACCATACAATGTATGGTGCACCACCAATAATCAACAGAGAACTCATCATGCGACAAGTCCCACAGTTGATGTCGGTACTCTTGTGATCCATTTACCATGACTACGACATGGTCGTCTTCGTCAAAATAGTAAAAACCATTCAGCACTTTGCCTGTTAAGGCCTGTGGCACAAACGTATACATCAGGATTGGTCTACCATATGAAATCCAGTAAGGCAACTCAGCATAATAATCGACATCCACCATGGAAAGCAGTGAATGTTTTGGGACTGAGTCTCTCTTTACTGATTGCATAAGATCCCGAGGTGTATAATAAAGTCGTTCACCTTGGCCGGCCTCCCTGCTAGATGGGCTAACAGTGTACTTAACCAATCCTAGACTATGAGCTGATTGCTCAATAATCGAGGTTGCAAAGTTCCTCAACCTAGCAGCATCCGGGTGAGGATGACCGGTAGGTAGTGGGGCGGCCAGTTCATTGAATCTGACATTGGTCTTCAAATAAGTAGGATCTAGATTGGTTTGTCTAGTCCACATTTGAAGCCAGTACGAC